CTGCTACGCCGACATCTCAGGGGCCACCATCGAGAAGGGCATCCTGACGTACTCGCTGGATATCCTCGTTATGGATATGATACTCCCCGGACAGACGGACGCACAGGAGCAGTATTCGGATACCCTGCGCACCCTGATTGATATCGTGAGCCAATACGCCCAGGTGTTGAGCGCACAGAGCGACGTCGACCGTGACGTCCGTATCTCTCTCCCTGTCGACTGCGAACCGTTCACCGCTCGCTTCGACAACCTGCTCACGGGATGGGTGGGTACGGTGCAGCTCCAGACGTCCAATACCCTCGACCTTTGCGCGGCGGCTTTCGCATAAGGGAGAAAATAATTTGCTTATTTGTTTGGTGGTTTAATCTTTGTGCCTATCTTTGAGACATCAAACAAGGCAAAACAAAGCAATCATGAACAAGCAACTCAACCCCGTCGAAGCCGCAGTCGCCAAGCAAACTACCGCAATGTTGTTCTCCTGCTTAAAGGAGTTTCAAAAGAAAGGATATGTTGCCTTGACTGAAGAAGAGGACATGGTTGAAGGCGCCATGCTTCAAGAGTTGTTGAACCGTGGCTTTATCAAGTTTTGCGATTCTCACGTTGACGCGATGTAATCCGGTTCATATACAAAGAGAGACCCCGCTTAGTGCGGGGCTTTCTATTTTAGAGCGTGAAGGATTACATCACCATAGACGGAACCCGCGTGCCAATGACCAACTCCATGCAGGAGCTGGGGAGGATTGGAAAAGAGGTAAGGCGCCGCGCCCGCATCTCGCTCAAGTCACGCGGTAAGGTCGTCACGGGCAAGCTGTACAACTCCATCCGATACGAGCAGAGCGTCGCCCGCAATGAGAAGAGTCTGGACCTACGCTTCAGCTTCCCCGGTGCTGACTATTGGCAATTCGTAGACGAAGGCGTAAAGGGTGCGCTATCCTCGGCCAAGGCTCCGCGCTCGCCGTTTCGGTTTGGATCGGGAACAGGCCCCTCCGGGCGCCTCCGTCCCTCTATCGATAAATGGGTCGTCAAGAAAGGAATTGCACCCCGTGGCGCTGGCGGTAGGTTTGCCTCACGCAAGTCGATGGTGTTCGCCATCTCGCGCTCTATATATCAAACCGGAATACGTCCGTCCTATTTCTTCACGAACGCCTACGACCGCACCCTGAAGAAGCACAACGCGAAACTGGAGAAGGCCGTCGGCGATGACATCGCGAACGCAATTACAAAGCTCCTAAAAGATGGCGGCACAGTTTGACTATATACCCAGCACCACCGACTTCCAGAGTACGGCGGAGCCGCTCATCATACAGGTCCGGGAAACGACAGCGGGGCCGTTCTTTAAGTACCGGTTTATCTTGGTCATTAAGAACCGCAACGGGGACCAGCTCGCCAAGCTAAAGACCCACCCCCTGGCCTCGGACAACCTCTCCGCCGTCTTCGATATCTCTCGCGTCTGTGACGATTACATCGGCGCCAACGTAGTCAACAGCAACGCCACCACGGGCAACATCCTCACCTTGGGGCGGACGGGGTACAGCCCGGCCAACGTCATCGGAGAGAGTAGCGACCGCAATGTCGCCGCACAGTTTACTCTGGAGCTGGGATTTGAGAGCGCCACAAGCGCCACCGCCGACCCTACCGAGACCTTGCCACAATCGCCCGCCGAGACGACAACGCTCTTTGCCTTCCGTGATGAGTTCCAGAACTACGGCGACGCATACGCACGGGGCGACGGGAGCTTCCAACCTACAGCCCGCACCGACAACTTCCTCAGCACTGCGCCCAACCTCGGCAGGGAGTCGACGTTGACCTTCGGCGACGCACGGGAGCACCGTATCGGAAATGACCAGGCCTCTGTGCTTGCTTGGGGTATGCAATCCAGCGAGGCCGAGTATGTTGTCGTGCGTGGATACGAAGCCGATGGTACTATCATCAATACCGCCGTCTTGGATATTGACGTTATAGGCGGCAACACCACACCCTCGACAGACTCGCAGGCGGTGCAGTTTATCGGTGTCGGTCCGGCCAACCTATCCGATCACGCCGCCGCTGCCTTCAATACTCAACTCGCCGATATCTTCTCCGATGTCAACCTCTCATATTACGAGGTTTATCTGTCGGAGTTTGCTTCCGTTCTCGTAGCCAATCAGGTGAGCGTCGTCCACCGCTTCACCATCGATAACGGTTGCAGTAAGTACCCCCGCCTTCAGCTTCTTTTCCTGAACCGTCACGGGGGATGGGATACGTTCAACTTCGACCAGCGCAGCGAGGAGAGCCTGCGCAATATTCAACGCAGCCAATACAACCGCCCACGAGGGAACTGGGACAGCGTGACCGGCCTCATCGATTGGAATTACAACGGATGGGAGCGGGGCGTCACTACGACCGCGGTAAAGGCTGAGAGGCAGACCAAGGTCTCGACGGATTACATAGAGGAAGGGTACGCCGACCACCTCCGCGATCTTGCCGTCTCCCGCTCGGTATTCATCGTCCAAGGCAACGAGGTGATACCTTGCACCGTCACCGACTCGGAGTATCTGTTCAAGACGGAAGTCAACGAGAAGCTCATCACCTACTCCTTCACCTTGCAGTATAGCAACCGTCCCCGCCTCAAGTGATTCGCCTCGTAGCCCTCGACCAGGACACCCAAGCGCAGTCGACCCTCGACCTTGAGGGGACGCCGTCCATCTCTTTGAATCTTGCTGTAGCCAAGCCGGGGGAGACGATGCAACGACACGCGCCGTACTCGCAGACTTTCCGCCTGCCGTTTACCGATAGGAATAATGTCTTCTTCGCGCACTTCTACGAGGTGACCCTGACGGATGGAGATTTCGACCCGACCCAGAAGACGGAGGTGCTCATCTTCGAGGACGGTGTTCAGGTCATCCGTGGCGCGATGCAACTCCGGGCCGTCCGCCTTATGGCTCAGGTCTACGAGGTGAACGTGTTGGGCGATGTCGCCGACCTCTTCGCGGAGATGGGTTCCAAGTTGCTTCAGGCGGCCTTCCTCGATGGTAACGACTACACCACCGACTACAACTACAACAGTACTGCCGCGAACGTCATCAACTCGCAGGACCTCAACCAGAGTATCAGCATAGGCGACCAGGTGCCCGATGGAACTATCATTGTTCCATTTGCCGACCACGGCCTGACGACAAACCAGCAACCGCTTGCGGCACAATACAACTTCGGTCTCCGCAATCCTGACAGCAGCGTAAATGGACTGTATGCGGAGATGCTCAAGCCCGCTATGAAGCTCCGGGTATTGGTCGACCTCATCATCCGCACCAACGGCTTCACATACAGCTCGGACTTCTTTGCTTCGGATTTGTTTGGGAGCCTGTATATGACGCTCGCCACGGAATCGGAACGCATCCCCGCCGAAGCCGCTGGGCAGTTCTTAGCCAGTAAGAACACCAACCAGACCACAATCACAAACCCCAATCAGTGGGTGCCGGTTTCGTTTCCTGATGCTTCCGTCTTAGGCTTCGATAACGACAGCAACTACAACACCACGACAAGCACCTATATCGCCGCGCAGGGAGGCATCCACCGCTTCCATGTCAAGATGGTCGTCAGTGCGTCGTTTGCTACTCCGGGGACAGATTTCGACGTCATCGGGCGCATAAGCAAGGTAGGCACCTCATTGGGAAGTCAGACCGTGACTATGGTGCAAGGATCGAGCCCGGTAACAAGTGGAGACCAAAGGACGTTGGAGTGGCAGGTCGAGACCTTACTGTCGGCAAGTGACGGCGTACAGGTTCAGGTGCGGTTTCCAAATGGCGCCTCCGGAGACAGCATTCAAGTCTTAGGAAATACCGTAGGAGCCGACCCGACGCCCATCTTCTTTAAATGCACCTATGCCCCCGGTGGGCAGGTCAATATTCCGCAGGCACTGCCGCGCATCAAACAGAAGGACCTCATGCGGGACCTCTGTCAGCGGTTCAACCTTGTAATCGAAGCCAGCCCCGACAACCCGAAGCAGCTTGTAATAGAGCCGTATGACGATTGGATAGCGGACGGAGGTGAGACCTACTGGACGGACAAGCTCGATATGGACAAGGAGCGGTCGCTGATGCCGACCTCGTCTCTCAAGTCCTCGCGGATTCTGTTCTCCGACAAAAAAAGCGGAGACATAGGAAACCAATATTTTGAGGATACTAAGGGCGTCACCTTTGGAGCTTACGACCAAGATATCGACGACGACTTCGCAAGCGGAGAGCTAAAGAACGCGCCCGTATTTGCGCCGTATTTCGTGTATCCGGTCCCAACGTTGGCCGGTGACCCCATCACCTTCAACGACTTCTTTCTCATACACCGCTCATACCAGCGCGATGGGGTAGGCGTCAAACCTTTGGCGCAGCCTCCGAAGCTCTTCTTTGCTACGGGAGTACAAGACATCCAAGACACCTATTACATCGACAATACGGGCTTCAGTTCGTTCTTGTTTTGCTCGCCGCTGTCGGACTCTCCCCTCAATGCCAGCACACAAACGACATACTGGAACTCTACCTCTACGCCGTACTCGATGGATAACGAGATTATGGCAGGGGCAAACGTTCCCGCTATCGGTCTCCATCAGGCGTACTGGTCCGGGTACTTGGCCGATATCTACGACGCCGATGCGCGGGTCTTTGAGGCGTTCCTGTACCTCACCCCTTCCGACATTCGCAATACGCGCTTCAATGACCGTTTCCACATCTTGGGGGCGACGTACAAGCTCACCGAAATAAGCAACTACCAAATCGGCACGGGAGAGCCTACGTTGTGCAAGTTCCTCCGCGACCTGAGCCGCTCGTCGTTTGGGGCGTGTAGTGCTGTTCCTACACAGTCCAACGCCAACGGGACGGTGACGTTTACCGATGCCGACGGGAGTACGACGACCAATCCCGGCCAACAGTGCTGCGAGTCGTTTGGGTACTTCTACGATGCGGCCACCAATACCTGCCGCTGGCAAGAGCCGGGAAGCGATACCGGCAACCCCGGCCCACCGGATACGCCGACCGATGCGCAAGATCCGGAGCCACTGACGAACGGAGACAACCCCGGCCCGGTTTCT